CGTATGGGAGGACGGGCCAACTCATCATGTTGGCCCTCCCATACGTAGTATGGGAGCTTTGACACCTAACTGTTCCGTTTTGCCTAAGTCGCTGATTTTCATAGCGAAATATGAGTGCGGATGAGTGCGGGCATGAGTGAGCGACCTCACTCATATTTGGTAGATAAGTCATTGATATTGCTGAATTCATGAGTGGCGCACTCATATGAGTTCACGCCTCACTCATATGAGTGAGCTCATCATCAGCCCCCTCCGGGTAGACCCAGACTTCGGGGTTTTCGACTTCGAAAAAGGCACCCGACTGGGGGCACTTGTAGTGGCTGGGGAGCACTCTCCGTGCGGTCGATGTGACCTCTCCGGTGGCCGGATCGGTGACCTCCTCAGAGGGCCCGAAGACCATCCCTTCGACGCAGAGGTAACCCGAGTGCGAGCGGGTCACTGGGAAGCCGAAGGCGGTGGCATCCCGCAGGAACTTGATAAAGCCCTTGGTCCCCAGGACGCTCAGGCGGTCGCGGATGGTGTGTTTGCTGCCAAGCCCGCCCTGGTTCTCGAAGGTCTCGGCAAACTGCATGGTGGTGTAGAGGCGCTCGGCCGCGGCCTCATCGAACAACATGCCGAGAATGACGTCGTGCTTTCTCAGCCGTTCCGCGTCGAGCTTCGCGCCGGCTTCCTTGCGTACAAGGCGCTCGTTCATGGGGTTCAGTTCCACCCAGCGCCCATTCTCCTTGTCGATGAGCTTGGTGGGCAGAGAGGGGCCGTTGCGGAGCTCGATCTCCAGCTTGCGCATGCTGCTGTCCTCATCGGGCCGGTGCATCAGGAGCCCTGAGGTATAGAAGCCGCGCAATGCACTGGCGCCGGACAGCGCCTGGAAGGGGTCTTCGCCCACGGCCTTGCGGTTCATTTTTTTGGTGTGATGGGCAAGGATGACACCGCAATCGGGCGCCACGGCCTCCCGCAACCGCTCAACCCGCTCGGTGAGGAAGAACATCATGGCGGTGTTGTCGTTCTCGCCGCCGCCATCCTCACCGCCGTCGAACAGGTTGCGGATAGGGTCGAGGCAGATGATGTCGGGCGGGGCGTCGGGGAAGTGCTCGCGGATCGAAGCGGCTGCGAGGGCAACACCCTTCTCATCCAGCAACAGTCGCAGCTTCGGGGTAGCGACGAGGTTGTCGAGAGCACCTTCGATAACCGCCGGAGCAAGACGAATGCCCTGAAGTCGCTCCCGGAGATAATGGTACTGGATCTCGGCCTGCAGATAGAAGATGCGCAGCGGCCGCAAAGGCCGGAAGCCGAGGAACGGTACGCCGGCAGCCATGTGGACGAGCAGGCTGATCAGGAAGTCGCTCTTGCCCACCTTCGGCGCGCCACCGAGGACAAGGAGACCGCCGGGAGTGAGAACCCGCGGGGCGATGATATCATCCGGCATCGATGACGTGTCGGCCAGAAGGTCACGAAGCCTGTAGGCGGTCATGCTCGCGGGTACGGCGGCGGCAATCTCCGCGTCGTTCCGCAGCAGCGCAGGCCCGTTCTTTTTCACATGTAGCGCCCAGATACGGTCGGCCTCTTGCTGCAGCCGCTCCTCCGGCCAGGCAGGCCGCAGCATGGCGGCATTGTACTGTCGGATGGCCTCCCAGCCGTCGTTGGCGTTGAGGCGCCCCTCATGAACCATGCGCACGAAGTGGCCGATGGCTGCACTGGCGCCCTCAAACCGCGTCCACGCATCAGCTCCGCCCTCGTGCACGGGATTGGTGAGGATGGCATCGAGTGAGGGCTTGCCATGCCCTTCCGGAGGAGGTTCCGCGCCCACGCCGGGGATGGGCGGCATGGCGGCGACACGTTCTGCGAATTCGGCTAGGTCCACTTCGACGGTATTGTGCTCGCGGATCTGGACGAGCCGCTGGAAACCACCCTTGTGATAGACGGAGCCTGCGACGCGGATCGGTTGGTGAGCGGACCGGAAGTGAGTGTCGCCGCCCACCTTCATGGCGATGTCGCCGCGCAGGCGGCAGAGGGTGTTCAGGTCCTCGCCGGTGGCAGCCTCAGTCAACTTCCACCAGACATGCAGCTTGACCGCGCCTTCAGGCGTGCGGCCGCCGCTCTCCACCACGAGGGTAGGCGTACCCAGATGGCGAACGAGATGGGCCAGCTTGGCAAGGATGTCACCCGCATCGAGGTCCACCACGACAGCCTGCATCTGCATTACTTCATGGGCGCGCGCCTGCCCCTGTACCCCAACGGTCCCGGGGATGACATAGAGCGCCGCACCCTCGCGCCATGCCCAGGTGGCGAAGGTCTTCAACTTTTCGAAGGCCGAACCATCGGCTTCGATCCAGATGTTGTTGGGTCTGCCGTCCCTGCCCTGCCCCTTGTCCACGAAGCCGCGAACCGGGATCAGGCCCTCGCAGTACCCGAACACCACATCCAGAAAGACGCCCAGCTGTGCAGCATCAGGTTCCACGCCGAACGGGTCCTCCTGCAGCGGCGCGTCATTGAAGTCGCGCCACGGATTGAAGTGGATCACCTCACCTGACGGCTTGTCATCGCTCTCGTCTGTCATTGCGGCAGGCTCCAGCAGCGGTTGGCCCAGGCACACATGCGGCATTCGAAGTGATCGCGCTCGCGTGCCAGTCGCGGCAGAAGCTCACCGGCATCAGTGGCGCGAAGAACCCGCACCGCCCGGTCGCTCATGCGCTGCGCGAGCTCGGCGTTGAACGGCACCAGCTCGTGGTGGAGTTCCGCGGTATCCTTGTTGATGGCGGTGAACAGCGCCGGGTTGGAGGTCAGCCCCGGCACCGCGGCGTCCATGTAGGCCTGGTAAAGTGCGATCTGGGCGGCGTAGATGGGCTTGGCGACGGCAACGCCATTCTTGACCGTCTCGCGCCAGTTCTTGGCGTTCATGGTCTTGCATTCCCAGAGCGCGGGAACGCCAAGCTTCAGTGCCTCCGGCGCGGCAGCAACGATACCGTCCACATGACCACGAATGCGCCCGCCCGCGACCGAGAAGCCGAACTGCTGCCCATCCGGGTCGTTGCCCTTCCGGGTGTAAAGATCGATTCCGGCCGCCCGGAGCCAGCGGATGGCAAGATCCTCGAGCGCATGGCCGATGGCGAAGATGCGCAGCGTACGGCCGGGAAAGTCGGCGCCCTCGTCCTTCGGCGCACCCGCGAACTCGAACTGGAGCGCCCGCTCGCAGGCGTGCCCCACGCGTGAGCCCCCAAGGTACTCGCGCCGCGGGCGGCTGGAGTTCTCTTCGACCAGCGCGGCATCGAGATGGGTGTTGAGCGCCTCGGCAAAGCTCGGACGGCGATTAAAATCCATCGTCAAAACGGCACCTCCCGAGTCAGATGCTTGCCTTCGGCTGCGATGTCGCGCATCGCGTCCTGGAAGCCGCCCACGGCGACCTCGATGAGCGTCAACACCTGCCGCTCGGAAAGATCGATCAACCGGGTGCTCCAGCCGATCTCTTCCATGGCCTCTGCCACCATCTGCATGGCAAAGCGCATCGCGGAGATTTCTTCCTCGGTGAGATCAACCATGGCGAAGGACCTCCGGGTGCGCTCCCAGAAGAAGGTCTGGCAGGCCATGGAGCAGAACCACGCGGGCGGGCGCGGATCGCTCACCCGCTGCGGCTCCTGCCAGCCGAAGCCACGCCCAGGACTGCGGCACACGGCGCAGAGCGCGAAGCGGGGCTGCCAGCGGACGAAACGCTCGCGGGCAGTGATATGAAGTGACCTCACCATGCATCATGCCGCCACTGCGAGGCCGGAGCCCTTCGCCTCTGCGATCCGGGTCTGAATGGCGGGAAGGTTGAACTTCAGGCTCAGCATCGCCGAGGCCTCGTAACGGGTGAGGCTGAAGTCCATCCTGTAGGCCGGTGGCAGGAAGGCGAGTTGCCGCTCCGTGGCCGACTGGCGTAGCCAGGCTCGCGTCTTGTGAGCCGACTCGTCTGTCTCGTTATTGTTCAGCCAGTCATCGGCCGCAGCAAGACAGACGATGTTGTCGCCGACACCGAGCAGGACAGCCGACTGGCCCTTGGCACCCCCTACTGCATAGAAGCGCCCATCCTCGTTGAAGACGCCCGCCCAGGCCGTGAAGCCCGCGGCCATCATGGCCGCTCCGTCGCCGTGAACGTCGACCCACTGGAAGCTGGAACGTGCCAGCAGGTCGATCTCCGTCATGATGAAGTTGCTGAGCGCGTCGGGTCCGCCCCCTTCGCGTTCACTC